ATGCCCGAGCAGCGCGAACTGATCTCCACCGCGTCGAGTTCGATCCTGATTCCTAAGGTGTACCAAGATGCTGTTCTCAAGTACCTGGATGCCAACAGCATCATGCGTAACTTGGCAGACCTCCGCACTGGCGTTCAGGGTTACCAAACCTTGCGCTTCAGCACGCTGAAGACTGCGGACTACACCTCTGCCTGGACGCAAGCCGACACCGGCACGGTTGCTGCAACCGCTGCTGATCCGCTGTTCAAGGAAGTGCCTCTCGCACCAATCCCATGCTTGCCGAAGACCGAAGTGAGTCAGCAACTGATTCTCCAATCGGACGCCGGATTTAACGTGGAAATGGAGGTTATTGACCACTTGCAACGCCAGCTTTTGCGCAACCTTGAGTGGGGCTACGTGGCTGGTTCCGGAACGAATGCACCGACGGGCATCTTTACTGTCAAGGCATCGACCGGCGTTACCACCGATATCAATATCGTCACTGCAACGGCCGGAGCCGGACTTACCCGCGCCGCTGCAATCACTGCGGGTGCAACGGTTGCCAAGCTCCTTGAAATGCGCTACACGAAGTTGCCTGCCGCGTATTGGGGATCTGCTGCTTGGATTCTGCCGCAAGATACGTACGCAGCAATCGCAGGACTGCTGGTCAATTCGGTGCCAATCTTTGTTCCAAGTGCCGACTCTCAGGTGCTCCAGAACGCTGCTCCGTTCACGCTCATGGGTCTGCCGGTCTATATCACCGAGTACCTCCCAGCGCACAACAGCACCGCAACCACTGGCAAGAACTGCATCGCAGTCTTGGGCAACATCTCCGAAGCATTCGCGATCCGCGAATGGGGCGGCATGTCCATCACCCGCGACGAGTTCTCGCTGTCCGGTACTGCGCGTATCCGTTACCAGGGTATGCAGTTCGCCAACTCCGACTTCACCCGCGTCAACGCGCTCGTGCAGTTGCAAGTGACGAACGCCGGTTCGTAATTCTGATCCTCTCATCCTTTGGGTGGGTGGGGCTTCGGCTCCACCCCCCCTCAGCGAGGAACAATGGCTCTAGACCTTGCAAAGTTCCGCAGTTGGGCCCGCATTCCTCACACGGAGGATGACCCGGCTATTGGCATTGCTTGGTCTGCCGCCGTACGCGAATTAGAAGAGCGCACCGGGTGGTGCGTGGAAAGTGTCACCAGGACGCAGTGGGTGCCCGCAGCGCCCTTGACGAACTACGGCGGTCTGTACCTCCGTTTGGAGCGCCAAGGCGACCTGGCGGGCACTACGGCCGTCTACAGCGACAGCACGACGGTACCGCTCACCGGCACGTGCTCAAAGATCCAAATCAATGGCCTGATCTACGTCGATATGGAAATCGACAACTTAACGTACCCAGTCACCCTGACCGTGACGGCCGGGAACGCAGCGCTCAACCCGCTGCTAGAGATGGCGCTCCTGCAACGCGTCGCGCACCATGTGGCAAGCCGCGGCGATGACACGGTTGCCCTGGACTCGACGTACTGGGATCGGATCACCGGCATGATGGGCAAGGGGATTGGGTAATGGCCGGGCACGTTCCATCCGGCATGATGCGCCTCGTCATGACGGCGCAGAACCCAGTAGCTACGCTCGACGCGTTTGGCCAGGCTTCCGAGTCTTGGCTTTCGTTTGCCAACATCCCGGTGCACATTGAGAACGCCAACACGGAAGAGACAATGGATGACGGCGGTTCGAGCGTGCGCACGGATTGGCGCATACTGGCTGCTTTCCACCCGTCGGTGACTACCCGCTCTAGGCTGCTACTAGTGGACAACGGCGTCACGCGCACGTTCTTCATCAAGGGCTGCTGGGACAGGGATCAGAAGCGCCGACGTTTAGAGATCAACGCGGTGGAGGTGACGGAATGAACCCCGTAAAGATCACCATCGATACCAAGGAAGTCACGCAGACACTTGCGCGGCTTTCGCCCATGCTCAACGAGGCAGTGCGCAAGAAGGCAATCCGCAAGGGCTTCAAGCCGTTCGTTGCCAACTTAAAGGCCACATTGCTGAACGCGCCTTACATTCGCGGCGGCAAGAAAATCCACCGCAAGGGGATTGCATCCGCTACCAAGGTCAATTCACCCAAGCGAATGGGCGGGCCAGGCTCGGCTATCCGCGCCGAGCTCGGGGTGCAACTTGGCAAAAAGGGCGGCGCGCGCGCTCGTAACAAGCAGTTTGTGTACCCGTGGAAAGAGAACGGGTTTATGCATAAGAACTCGGGTCGCATGATCCCAGGTAATCACTACGGCGAGATGTGGGGTAAGGCAAACGTAGCCAAGATCATGCAAGCGATCAGTTCCGAGATTCTGATTGAGGCTCGCAAGATCCTCGGAATGGGGAATACCAGTGTCCCTAAGTAATATCCAATGCGCCATCCAGTCTGCGCTTGAAGCCGCCAACCCCACCTATTCAGGTGTTCGCCAGGCGGGCGCTGTTACACCGTGTTACGTGTACGAGATCACGAGCGCGGCCATTGATGTGACAACTGCCGGAATTCCTGCTTTGTGCCATTGGACGATGACGGTTCAAATCGAAGCAATCGCGGACACGGTAGATGACTGTCTCAATTTGATCGAAGATGTCCGCGGCATCTTTGATTCGCCAGTTACCAACACTACCTACGACTGTGTGCTGGTGCTGTCAGCGTTCAGCGTGACGATGAGCACCGAATCAATCGATGACGGCAAGACCGATGCGGAGCGCATCGGCAATATCCAACTTGAACTACTTGTACAGGAGACAACATAATGGCAATCACTCCCGGATACGGCGGAGCGCTTACGCTCAGTTTTCAAAGCGCTACCGCGGCTACATACTATGCAAAGAATGTGAGCTTTAGCCACTCGCGGACATCGCTTGACGCAACAAGCCTTGCCGACTTTGTCGAGAAGCGAATGCCTGGACGCATTCAACGCAGCGTTACGTTTGATTGCATGGCTGATGGCACACTTGATGATGCAATTCGCGCCCACATGAACCCGACCACTGTCGCAGAAGCGCAAAACAGGTCAGTGGCATTTAGTTACACGGATAAGGGTGGAGAGGTTTACACCATCACCGGACACCTGACCAGCGCAACTCGCACTGATGACGGCTCCGGCCCTGGTATGTGGTCAATGACACTTGAGGAGGCTTGATGCCGTTTGATCTGTCTTCAATCTCACCAAAGCCACGGCGCGTCGATGTGCCTGGTGTCGGCGTCATCATGGTGCGTGAGCCCACGATGGCGGACTACACCCGCGCTGCAATGGATCCGTATTGGTGGGCGGCTTGTCTGTCCTGCATCGATGGCACGCCGTTCGTGCATAACCACGGCGAGATGGCAAACGTCCGAGCGGACATCTGCTCGGCGCTGCTGGAGGAGATCAACCGGGAACGTTTTACGACGCCGCCGAACGGCGGCTCTGGAGAATCGCAGACGCAGAGCAACGCATGAACATGAGCGGACTTATTGCCAAGTCAGAACTCACCACTCTGGAGCGGTGCGAGTGGCTGCTTACGGCCCTGGTGTGCAACGCTGTCGGGCAGAAGCCGCAGCGCTGCATCCCGTGGTTAAAGAAGGAGACGTATGGCAGATAAGAGCATGAAGGCTGTCATTCGCGCTGAAGTGGATCCGTCCGGCGTCATTAAGGGCGTTGCGGCAACCAATCGCGAGTTGGCTAAGTTGAACAGTAAGACCAGCGCTATTGCTGTTGGTGCGTCGTTCAACATGGCGCAGCAGGGCTTCCAAATGCTCATGGGCGCTTTCCGCATTATGGATCGGCGCATGACTGAGATGGCTCAAATGTCTACGCGGTTCTCGCCTGAAGCCCAGCGCGGAGTAATGGAAACGCAGATCGCCAAGATCAACCAAGAGATTGAAATGGCCAAGGCATACGGCCTTGATGTTGCGGGTGTTGAACGCGCTAAACGGCAAGGCATTACCGAACAAACTCAAAGCGCTGTCAAGGCATCGGGCAGTGGGCAATTGGCGTTTACCGAATCTATCAAGCAATCCGGTGAAACGATGATGAACAAAATGATTGATCAGTTGATCATGACTTTTGCTGATCCGTCCAAGAAATTCAGCAAGGAGAATTTGACGGACGTATTGGGAATGTTTGGAACAGGTCTTGGCACATCCGGTCAAGAGGCGACCAAGAGCATGAGCGACAACCCGCGGCGCGACGAGGAAGTCCTGCGCCAAATCCATAGGACTTTGAAAGGTGGCTCTTAATGGCTCCGAGTTTTACGTTTGTTGAAAAGGCAAACAGCCGCAGTTATTCCATAGTGCCTACCCCTGGTGAGTCGTTTATCACCATTCAATATCTGATGACTGCGTCAGGCGCTGCATCTGAAGTAGACATTCGCGAAGCCGCGGGTACGCCACCAAGTCGCATTTCCTCAGCGATCTACGCCAGTGACCCGTGGCTAAAGACAATGGTTATTCGTGAAGTAACCATTGAGCCGGTACGGGAAAGACAAAACGCCTGGATTGTCACGCATCGAGCAAGCACTCGCAACGGCACGCCAACAGCAAATTCAGTTGGTCAGTATTGCACATGCACCCGCGCTACCGTTGTTCGATCAACTGCGATGTATCGGAAAAATGCTACGTTCCCAACAAATGGCACAGTTGCGTTTTCGTCCGGCGCGGACATTGCCGGCGACAAGGTGGACACTAATGGGAAGCCAAAGGTGTACGACGTACCGCAGCAGTTAGTTACTGTTGAGACTCAGTACGACCGAACATTGCCAGCAGGCGGGCCGTCTGCCGAACCACTCTGGTCTAATTTCACCTCGTATGTTGGCCAAAGAAACGAAGCGGTGTTCCTTGGCTTCCCAATTGGCACTTTGCTTTACCAAGGCTTTCAGACTGCACCGGAAGACAACTACTACCGGATGAGCCACACGTTCTTGTACGACGCTTGGTTTCACCTTGACCAAATCCCCTGCCCAAACCCTACCGGCGAACCGATCCTCGTTGCTGGAGTCAGTATCGGAACTCCAGCAGTACCAATCTTGCAAGTAAAGGACGTTGTGTTCTTGCAACGGTACGACACACTCTCCGCGTTCTCCGGCATCCTGGCAGCGGCAGACCTGACCGCGTTGACAAGTCCGAAACCACTGGCAATTGCATAATGGCTTTCCAGAACCCCATCTTCAACGGGAACCTATACGGCGGCCTGACCAGGTTCGCTATGAACGGGTTCGCGCAGACTCAACGGGTGGCTACGGCCAACGCGGCCGGTATCAAGTTTGCGCAAATGGAGGCGTTTGCCAAAGCGCCAACCAAGTCTGTATTAGTCACACTGGAGTCTGCAACGCTTCACGCGGCGAACCGATGGACGTACGCCGTCAAGATATGGTTCCCTACTCCAATCGGCGGCGGCGGCATTACAGTCCCAACAACCGATAAGAGTGGAACCTATGCCACCGCAGTAAACCTCCGCGAGTGGCACAACACCTCGACGCTTGTTGATGGCATGAACATTTCAACCGCGCCAGCAGCGACCGTAGGCCCGGTGGGCTCGATCTATGACACCGGCACTGCCCAATGGCCGACCGGACAACTCAGCGCCAAGGTCGAGCTGCACGTCTGCCACGATAGTTCCGGAGCCGTCTTTGCCTACTTTGACCGACCAAACCCAATGAGGTGTACTTGATGGCAAACCTTGACCTAGCGCTCAATTACCCAAATACCGTCATCGTTCCTGGTGAAGAGTGGACGCTTGCCGGGACGATTCAGACTGAAGGTACTTCCACGGCCTTTGATTACACGGGCTACAACGTCCGGTGCGACGTGTCAGTGGGTTCCTACGCACTGGCAAGTACCGGCACAGTGACTGGCACTGCCGCATCGGGCACGTTCATCCTGACGCTTTCCGCGACCGCTACCGACCTCTACCCATCCAACTCGTGGGGCACGCTAGTGATTCATTTGCACAACTCAACTACGCCGTCACTTAACAAGCACGTAGCCACGATCGGCTTTCGAACCTCAGCGGAGACCATCTGATGTACACCTCAATGATGCGGCGTTCGGCGCTCAGTGGCCAGTATTTAGTTGGCCCAGATGTCTACGGAGCAAGGCGCACACAAGACTTTATCAACGCGGGATTAAATGGTGAAACCAATCTCGATTTCATTGCAGTTGGAGATTCCAACAACCTTTTCACCTCTGGTTCAGGTGGTTACATGTCGGCCATTGTTCGTTACATAAGAACTAAGGCGAGTCAATACTCAACCGCGCTTTACACCATTAAAAATACTCAAGGTTGGGCGGAGCCAAATTTAACGAACTTAGAAGGCGTTGCTGAAAACGGCACACTTATTGCTGCATTGGCGAATTTGCAATCTGCTGGCACATCGGGAACTTGGAAGCCATATGGGGATGTCGTAGTTGGAAGACCTTGGTACAACGAGACAGGCAGCATTCGATCTACATTTGGAACTGATGGGATTATGCTCTTTGACGGCCATCCATTCTTTACTACGGCATTTAAATACCGAGTCATTCGGGCGCAGTTTGCATCGGGTGGTGGTTCTTACTTTCAAGGTATGTGTGACAAAAACAACGGAACAATATTTAGTCCAACTACGGTCGTTCGACCTTCATGCGCTGGGGCAACAAACATAGACGTAGCCGATGATTTATCTTGTATTGCAGTTCCATCTGCAACTTTTACGGGCTCACCAAAACGTCAAAACGCCAACTGGGTTGGAACGGGTATTTTCCCAAACCCGCCATTCGGTGTTGCAAATGTTTCAAATACCGGAAAGTTTGCCGGGTATTACCACTGCCTATACAAGAATATAGGGGGTTGTGCCGTCAATTCGCTCTTTAGTGAAGGTGGACGATCGTTGCGATACTTGGCATTAGGTTTGCAAACTTGTCCAAGCGAAACTATTCAAACGTATCTAAAAAATATTCGACTTAGGCAAATTGCTGCCAGGGGCGCTGCTGGCAAAGTAATTGTGTTTATCCAATGCGGGATGAACGATCGCGTAGATACGGGTACAAGTGTTGGAACATCGCCGACCGGAAGTAATACCGGCGCTGGATTTGTCGACAACTGCAACGCGGTCATAACTGTAGTTACTAACGCATGGTCTGCACTCGGATACCCAGCAGAAGATTTGTCTTTTGTTGTAATGGTTTCCCACCCAGTGGTCAGCACTGCAAGCACTGGCGACACTGTGATGACTGCGATGGCAAGTGCTGTGGTAACTGCTTACTACCAATCAAATGTTGTGACTGTGTTCGACGTAAGAAACAGCACTAAAGGCCCATTCTTGCAGTCGAGCGGATTTTACGATGCGGGTGGCGATAGTCATCTAACTACTGCCGGCTATGACTACATCGCAAACGAATTAATCACCAAAATCCGCGCTGCATGATCTACCTCGCCGTCATCGTCCTGCTACTCACCGGCTGTGCATCGAGCACGGCGGCGATCTCGCAAAGTGCCAACACTTCACGAGAGGCGGCGACGTCGGCACGCTCCCACCTGGCGAAAGCCAACGCGGAGCTCGAGCGCATCGAGGCGCTTGCCGCGGAGATTTCGGCACGGATCCCGTACGTTTCAGACGATGTGCCAGCGATCTACTCAACGCTTCAGTTCGTATCGGTTGCAGTGGTGGCCGCTGTGATCGGAGCACTCATCTACACCTACATACCACGAGGCCGCTGATGCTTACGACAAGTCAAATGACGATATGGATGCTTGCTTTAGTCGCACTGACATTCGCCGCGGGTTGCTCCGTCGGCTCCACCTTCCGCAGAATCCGAACTCCCACAAAGGCATCCAATGCTAAATCTCGCAACGCTTGACGGGGTACTTTCCAGTCTATTCTTCAGCATAACGCTAGGTTTGATCGGGACCCTGGCAGGGTACTTTTGGTGCCGCAGTAAGGGCAGCAAATGAGCCGACGGCGGTCTTGCTGTTGCCAGGACGGACTCCTTTGGTACGCGCTCAAGTGTGAAGCGTACTTTGAGGATTACTGTTGCACACCTGATTGCACAAACGCGCCCGCCCGCATTGAGTTCTGTCCGCGCTACCTCTTGTCGATGGGCATACCTGATCCGCCAGACCTGGCAAACAAGTGCTACTACATCCGGTACGACTGCTGTCTGTACGTCCTTACCAACTTTCAAACCATTCCTTGCCCGAATCCGGAATCACCATGGCCGGTGAACGTAGGTGAATTGGTAAAAGTCAAGAATCGCGTTGCTGGTGAGAACCCGTGTTGCTACCCGGATCAACAACAGCAGGGCAACCCTGGTGGAATTGCCAACATTCAAATACCTGAATACGGCCCCGCGATTGCCAACAATACGCAGTTGCCATGCGAAGAGATGGTTGCGGAGTGCTATGACTTTAAGGATCAAGCCGGTACCGTGAAAGGTAAGGGCGTCACCATTGCAAGCACTGCATCCACGTGCATTGAGACTTACGGCGTACCGTGGGACGTTCGGTGTGACCACGGCCCACCAGTAACGATCGATACTCTCAGCGTTGCTATGTCTCAAGAGATGAGTTTTTGCAGAGTGCTCGACGATATTGCGTCCTGCCCAAACCAAGTCACAAGAAGTTTCCGCAAGTACATGGAGTGTCCTGCTTGCGACATTGAGGGCGATTGCTGCGGGAACACTACAGGAAACTGCGCTCAGGATCCTGACTTCTGCGATACTGAACTTAACCGCTATGAGACGTACGACGTAAAAACTTGCTATTCCATCAACTCCACTGGGTGCGCAACTCATGATGAAGACATCATGACGATCAAGTTTTCGGCTTGCTTTGCGCCGGAAATTGATCCGGAGAGCGAAGGTGCACAAGAAGAACTTGATGCATTGTTCCTTGGTTCGTCCGGTCTTGTTCACATTGACCAGGCAAACACGGTAGCAACCGGTTGGGGAACACTTGGAGCGCCTAAGTTGACTGTCTGCGGCCTGGATGTGGTGATCTTCTCCGGAAACGCGGCCCATATTGCCGAGCGCATCAATACGCGTATCGGTGCTTTGGTGTCGGCTTCAGGCATTGCACCTTGGTCGGCGTACTTCTGGTTCGGAAACCGGCAATCATGTGTGAAGTGTGATTGGCAGACCCCCAACGATCGCCCGGGCTTTGCGGTTGGGGATACTTTGACTGTTGACCGTGTCGCGTTTACGGATTCGAATAACACGATCACAGTCACTCTGCGGGCATCTGCATTGCGTTACTATGCTTGCGCCGCTCAAACATTGATTGTGGATTACCCATGGCGCAAGACAAGTGCAAATACTTGCAACGCGGCTATTTCTGCCACTAGCGCGGTCCCGAACAATTACGTCCTCCAGTGCTTGTCGTTTCCGGAATATGCTTTTGGTGAGCGGTACACCATGAAGCGCATCCAGGAATACGGGAACGGCACGATCCAAATATGTGTGGATTACGGCTTCTATCAACCGGCAACTAACTGCGAAGCTCGGGCCGGGTGGCCGCTTGAAGACATCACAGTAAACATCGGTGGCAACACCATCGTGCTTGTTTATGGGTGGGACTCGCTTTGCGCCGCAATGCCTGATCCCCGCACCGGTTGCTACGCGTACCCATTCGTCTACACGCCGGCACCGTGTTGCCCGGCGCAGACTGATTGCACGCAATGGGCAATCGATCACCCTTTACCGCAACCATGCGTCCGCTCGGTCCAAGACCCAAACGTCTACTGCAAATCTGATGGAACGGTAATAGGTCTCACATCATGAAACTTGGCACAATCACCATCTCCGGAGTATCGCTCCCCATCATGGACTGCAAGTCTTGGCGGGTGGCCGGTACGTCACCGTTCTGCGTCAAGAACCTGGACGCCACTAAGTGTTCGACTTGCCAAGAACGGGAAACCCGAAACGGGAACTACATCGACCCGCCGATCATGTTTGGTGAATCGGCGGCTGTCGAGCAACCCATC